ACCAGATACTTGAGATATTTCGATTGTTTCATCACCGACTTTAGCAAATTTCACGGTTTCGAAACTTGCTCCTTTACCAGTTTCGACCTTAATCTTCTTGTTTCCTTTATTGACCGCAGCTGCCAATGTTGCTGGCGTTCCAAGCGTCGCTGCGGTTTCAGTGATACTACCACCAGCCCATGCTAGAACGCGGTTATCAATTGATGTTTCCATCATAGTTGTATTGAGTGTATTAGTCCATGAGGAAACAGTTGAATCAATTGGTACGACAGATTGATCAATCATTACATCCTCTGATTCGTAACCTCTTGCTCGAGCAATGCCTTCGGTTGTAGCACCTAAATCACGAAAGCCAGGTTGTAATTCATAGGTATCCATGTCCATAACGTCAGAGATTTTTGTTGGACGAACAGTGGTGTCTTCCCCAAGGATTAGTCGCCCAGCTCCACCTTGAATATCCTTTTTATTAAAACGATAAAATTGATCCTTTTTATTCATTATTTATCTTCCCCCTTCTTTACCTCTTCGTAGCTCCACGAAGAACTAGAGACTTTCAGTTTTAGTAACTGCGCATCATTTAGTTCAAGAGTTTCTCCATGAATGATCTCCTTAGGAATACCTTCGATATTAACTTTAAGAGTCGTACCTGCACCTGAATTCGATTTAGCCATCACTTTGACTTTCGATTCTTTCGTACCGAGTGCTCCTTGCTTTGTTTCCTGTTTCTTTTCTTGTGCTTTATCTGCCAAAATAGTTCCTCCTTAATTTTCAAAATAACTAATTCTCATATAGCACCATGCTTCGTTTTTCTTTGATTGATCATCAACATCAGGAGTTGGTGGCATCTGAAAATCAACATCAAACACATTGACTCCCTCAATATCTGCAAAGTTACGTTTCAGAAAATTACCGACCTCAGTGCATTTCGTGAGAGCTTCAACGTCATCATCAGAACGCACAAGAAGCTGTAAACTACCCTTGCCAATCGGCTTGACAAGCAGACATGGTAGTTCTGCTCCTGCTTCAATTTTCCATATTCTGAATGATTTGAACTCATCTTCAAACGCAGCCTTTAGAAATCCATGTATGCTGCTGGATGCATCTACATAGTCCATCTAGCCACCTCACATCCTGTTTTTGATGTACTTCTTGATTGTTGTTTGACCCTGTGTTTTCATTCGGTTTAGCTCTGCGTCCAACGCCCGGCCAAAGATATTGAATCGTTTCTCTAGCGGCTTCGCGTAAATGACCCCAGAGCCGATTTCCAAAATAGTTTTACGACCTTCACTCGTCAAATTATGGATCACGGGCCCTACATCTGAACCGTTTGGACCCGATTCATGTCCCGCATAACCGATAGAATTAATATAAGCAGCCGTGTCAATATGATGATCCGTTCGAGTGATATCTTTCGCACCATCTGCCCAAACACGTCCCATAGATTCAACAGCAAGCTCTCTAGCCTCATCAAGAACCCTCGGAAACTGTTTGGTGAACTTAGCCATATCATCGTCTAAATCGAAAGTTACCGAAGCATACTTGGCTTTTCCTTCAACCATATTATTCAGCTCCTTTTAGATAAATCTTATGATGATGTAGCTTTTTCCTTCCTGTTTGTCTAATAATTCGATCAACTTCAAGTTTGGCTGTGGTGATAGAATTCCCTTCATCATCAACTATGTTTAAAATATCCATTTCTGGATCAATCTCTGTTGTTTTCGGTACCAAAATATAGAGCGACCTCACCACATCAGAACCAGTGTTGTCTCTATTTCTGATCGTTTCTTCAACAAAGCGACAACGAGACTGAAACGGTTCTTTTGGTTTGGTTATCGGTCGTCCCCAGCCATCTTCTCCCACTTTTTCTTCACCAGGAAATTGAATGGTACAAAAATGAGGCAGCAAACGATCAAAAGACACGTTTACCACCTCTTTTCGGTTTTCTTCTTGTCGGACCACTGACATTGAAATAAGTTGGATTCTGCTTACCAACTGTTAATGCATCTAACAGCATATCCAACTCATAGTCTCCGGTAATACCAATCCCAACATCATCACCAATTGATTTCACAGTGTACGAATAATCTCCGATGTTCTCGGATTTAATCCCCTCAAACCGGTTCTCCATATCCATCTCATTGTCACAGTAGTAGAGATAGTCGACTAAACGCCAAGTAATCGTTTTGAGTGATTGCATCGTGATTAGATTTTCAGTTTTTGAATAATCAAATCCCGTTCGTTGAGTCGTGTAATTATCAGCACGATCCATCAACGAAGTAAAAGCCTCATCTTCTAGTTTGTCCAACTGATCTTTAAAGCGAGAATGAAGAAGAACTTCTTTTTTTTCAATGAACATCTAGCTCACTTCCTTAATGAAACCTTCCTTGATGCGGGCTTTCAGTTCAGAAGAATACGGCTTTTCGATTGCTACATTTTCCCCGTATCTAATCACAACACCCTTCGAAATGAACTGTTTATCTTCCACCGTGCAAGTCAATAACACTTCTTCAGAGTTCTTTTCATCCGCAACAACGTCTTCCTCTTTTGGTTCGACTACTTTGTCTTCCAATACTTCTTCAGAATTCTTTTCATCCTTTTTCTTTGCCATAGAATTTCCTCCTAAAGAGACTTACTTAAATCCATGATCATACGAGCTTTAGTCTCAAACGGCACGTAATCAGAAGTCTTAGTCGTATACGATCCATCAATTTGAGTTTTCGCATTCCGTTCAGTCTCAGTGGAAAGAGCTTTGAAAACATACTCATTGATTGCAAATTTCGTATCGACAAACATAATTTGACCGTCAGGCATTTGCTTAGAAATAAACGGTTTTGAAGCTAACACATCAGGTGCAGTACCATTCAACTGATTTTGCAAGAAAATTGGCGTGCCTTGAGTAGTTTCGATTGATGTCCATTGCTTCGCTGTCTTACGGTTCATAACCGCACGATTAGGCGTGAATCCTGTTTCATCCTCCATATACGTCTGAGCGTCCCATGCATCCATGATGGTCAATTTTCCGACTGTTTCAACTCCGCGAACCTCTGGCGCGTCAGAGCCATCATCGAAGTATCCATTCATCAGTCGATCGACAACCATTCGTTCATCCGTTCGACCTAACACCAATCCTTGGCGATTGAAGAATGCAGCAAGCATATCGAATTTCATTGCTTTCGCTTCATCAGTTAATTCAATACCGCCTCCACGCTTGTATACTTGAATCATTTTCTTTTCGGCCAATTTAATGGTCATTACCGGAATTGGTCCGCCTTGTGCTACTGTTTTGAAATCGAAGTCTTCATCATCGTATTCGTCAGCATAGTACCAAGATGTAGTCTGCTGATCGATGTTGACGGTTCCCATTAACAATTCTGCCGCACGGCCAGTTTTTTCGAATACGCCACGTACATACGATTCTACTAACGTTTCAAATAATGGCTTTGTATTGTCGTTTGCTAGTAGTGATCCGACATTCGTACGAATCAACGAAGGATTTAACATCTTGCGGAAATCATCCATCGTCAAGTCGTTTTGATCTAAATAAGAACGCACCATTAACGAGGTGTTCTTATTGATCAAATCTTGGCTGACACCATCTGCTTTTGCAGCTTTTCGAGCTTCTTCCCAAAATTCATGTTGCTGCGGCATTTCGATGATTCGATTGCCGATAGCAAATTTATCTTTCTTGAATAATTTTAGTTCTGCCATTAAATCAACACCTCCGCTGTTTTATCAGGATTCCCTTTCAAAACAAGTAACCCTTTGTCATCTCCTGATTTGATGAACTTCCCGCTTGCATCAGCGATCACTCGATCACCCATCGCCACAACTGCATCAACCTCTACTTTGACATTGCGAGACTTCCCAACTACATAAATTGAAACGGGATCACCTGCCTTGCCACCGACTTTTACAATACCATCCACTTTGTCGTCAACGGACAACGACACTCCATAGTCACCTTCCGCTGCATCGAATACCACAGGCTGACCAGAGACCACATCCGTCTTCGGATAAACTGTCAAGCTTAATCCATAATTCTCAGGGACGATGCCCCCACGATTAAAAATTGCTCCCATATTTTTCTTTCCTCCTATCGAAGTACCATGACTTCATCATCTTTTTCTTCTGATCCGATTTGCCGGCCACTGCTAAATTTTTTCGACTTCATTTTTTCGTAGCTTTCCCGTTCTTCTTTGATGAATTCTAAATCAGCGCGGGTCAACATAGACTTGTAACTCTCAGCATTGAAATCTTCCCCTTGAACAGCAACACGTGCTTTAACAGCTGAATCAATCAAGTCCTCTTTGTACTTGCGGCCAGCTTCTGCCTCTTGCTTCATACGATTGATTGCTTCAACACTTGCGTTACCTTCTCCAAGAGCGTTACGGATAGCAACGTCCTCTTGAGATTCAAAACGGATTTCATGATCTTCCATAACTTTGCGGAGATCAGTTACTGCTAATTTCCCATCAGTAATTGCACTACGAATTTCTTTAATGTCCACTTGCTTCACTCCTTTTGTTTTTTGTCTTTTTAATGCATCAAAAAAAGGCTTGTCCAACTCATCGAAACGAGTACCTAAGCCTTCCTGTAATACCGCTATTCTGTTTTCATCCATCAAACCATCATCAACCATCTGTCGTGCTTTCTGTATGTAAGCATTATGGTTTGATCCTTTGTATACCGTTGAAACTTCTCGCAGATGGGCGTTCTTAATCCAATAAAATACCTTTTGACCTTCTTCAGTCCGATCACCAGGGAAGTATGGAGACATCATCATGGATTTACCATCCACAGAACATATATAGTCTTCAATCCCGGCTGAGAACCCAACTGACAAATCTCTCGTGATCCCGCCTTCAATGTTACGAATAATATCATTCGTTGATCGTCCGTTTGAATTGCTATCTCTTAGCATGTAAAAGCTACCTGAGACCTTGGTCAGTTCACCATCTTGGTAAATACTCGAATCAAATGAGCGAGCATAAGGCTCTCTATTCGTGTCGTGCCAGTCAATCATAGACACGCCTGACAATAAATCTGCTGCATAATTTCTTAATGTCGTTTCAGGATCCATTCGAGTATCAAAGGTGTCTAGTGAGTCATCGCTGATCACACCTTCGAATGCAAATAACTCATTAGCATTGAATGTCCTACGCGTGTGCTTATTGATTTTCGATAGCAGTTCATCGTCAATGTCCGTTGCATGAACTGACATTGGAAAACTGTTTTCTGTCATCCTTTCACCCCCTTTCATCATTTCTCATTTCTTCTATTTTACTAATTTCATAAAGAGAAATATTTTCTGTTAAATTCTTAATTGCTCTGAGTAAATCAATATATTGATCGTAGGAAAGTAAGAAATCGTTTGATTTCAGGTCATCGTCTTGATTTTCTAATTTTGGCTCCTGATAAACATTAAAAAGATGATCGGAAATACTTCTTATAATATCTAGAGAGGTTTTATGCTCATCAGGTAGCTTGAACCTGACAATTGTGAGATTAATCTCAAAAATTGCATCTAATCCTTTGTTTGCTATTCCTGTCATTTTTTCTTCTAAAACTATTTTTTCTTTTTCGAGAATATCCAATCTATCGAGCTCGTGGATACGCTTTTCATAGCTCATTTTTCTCTGTTTTAGTGCATTTTTCTCATTTTCAAGTCTTTTTCTTAAATTCACCAACCTATTAGACAATGGATAAAGCTCATTAACAGTAGCATTCAATAAGAAAAGTGAGCTTTTAGCCTTTCTCAAATCATCAATCTCTTTTTGTTTTAAAAATAAATCTGTCTCAAGTCTGAGATTTGCTTCATTTTGTTTCTTTATTAAATAAATTGAACTTGCTGCTGCTAGTAATGCACCGATAAGTATACCAAGCAAATTTGTAGAAACTTGAATCCATTCTGGTGTTGCATATTCTATTTGTATCGGTGGAAATTGTTGTTCAGAAATTTTTTGAATAGTGTTAATAATCATCTAAATCCCTCCTATTTGATAATCATACCAAACGATACTCAGGTAAGGAAGGTAGTATTAGCCTTTGCGACAGCTAACGAGATGATGGATCACCAACCGTTCCGGCACTATCTGCCTTTCCAGAATGGTACAGTGAGTCCGGTGGTTTTCGTTTGTGTTCCAACATATTCAAGTGTGTTTTGTGGAATATGAGTAATAAACTTGTTAGTGTCATTGACTGAAAGATATCGCGGTTTTCTTGATTTTCCATAGCTTTCACTCCTCATCAAGATATTAATTGATTCAATTTATCTTCATCTAGGCCTTTCCAGAGCAACTGATAGGTGCAGCGGCACTGAATGACATTGTTTGCGCTCGCTCCCATTTCAGAGTCTCTTGGGTACATTAACAGTTCGCCATTAACAATGAATGGTTCGTAAAACTCTTTGAATTGACCATTCGCATGATGATGCCAATCACGCACTCTTGGATAATCATTTGAATCTCGCCACACTTTGCCTAATAGTAAATCCTCTTCTGCGAATTTCATATCTGACCCGAATTGTCCGGTTGTCTGAGCTGTTAAAATCTCTGTTCTAGCTATAGAACGAGCACGATCATCACTGAACGCATAATCACGCTGCAATACAGATTGCACCTTGTCTATCGAATACGGACTATCTGAGATAGTGTCATAGATCAACTTACGGACACGGTCGGCAGAAGTTCCGACAATCTCTGATGCGCTGAACTTCGATCGCCACTCAATCCAATCTAATAGTTTGTCATCTATGAAATCATACTTACCAAATACTCCCTCTGGACTGAACGGTATTTCAACAGGAATGTTCAAATAGTTGATCTCTCCGACCACCATGATCGTTCCGAGTAACCACTCATTAAACAGCTTCTCCCAATCCTCAACCATTTTATCAATCGTTCGGTTGTTCAAAACATACTCTTCTACCCAGTCCTGAAAGTCTTTAGGATAATCTGATAAATCGGCGCGGTTATTCGCAAAATTGGGTGGTTCTGGTGCATCGTTTAACGTGTCATGGATTAATTGTCGTTGATTAGATAAAACGTCTATAAATGCCAAATAAGCCTGTTCAGCAACGATAGCAACATCTGCTGACCACGGCTCATTCATCTCAGCAACAAATGGATCACTACTTAGTTTTTTCTTTGAGGAAGATCTCGCTTGGGAAACGTCTGATTTGTCTGCCTTCATCGTCGTCCTCCTCATCCTCTTTTGATTTTTGAGTATTGCCAAATAAATTAGAATAGCCTACTTGTTGTTTAGGTTCTGATATTGCATCATGGCCAACCATCTCATTGGCTGCTTCGTCATTATCGATCCACCCTTGATTAACCTTAGCTATCAAGTTGTTAATCTCCGTTGCTTCTGCGGTTGCTTCAGCTTGACGATCCTTCGAACGAACTTCATTAAATGTAACTGAAACACTAGACTGGCTACCTTTCACTCTTAAGGCAACTGTGTAGGCTTTTTCCAGTAGTCGCTTCGTCATGTTCTGAATGCTTCGAATACCTGCAACTTGTATTTCCCATTGAATGGACCCGTGTGTTTCTGTTGTAGACTGATTCTGTCCTAACATAATTGGCAACTGCTTAAGTGCGACAGTGACTTGTCG